GCAGGCTATTCAGAGACCTCAAGGTCTTCAGTGTCAAGGGCTATGCGACCTCACATAATAGAAAGAGCAAAAGAGTTGTTAGCAACGACAACGGCTAATGCAGTAGGACAAATAAAAAATGCTCTGTCTGGAGATAATGATGAACCTATCGCCAGACAAAAACTAAGATTTGAAGCAGCAACAGACATCTTGGATAGATGTGGTATATCTAAACGGCAGGAGATTGTATCTGAAAATAAACATGTACATGCTGTTGTATTGCTACCTGCTAAAAAAGCAGAAGCTATAGACTTATCAGATGTTGAGGCAGAAATTGTCCGAGCCTAAGAAAAAAGGGAGACCTAAACTCAAGGCAGGAGAGAAGGGTAGATACAACCTTTCAGCAAAAGAAAAAGCTCGAAGAGCTACTATGGCACAGATTCGCTATAGAGATAAAAAGATAAAGAAGCATACGAACCAAGTAAAAAGGCAAAAACAATTAAAGAAAGAGAAGCTAGAGAAATTCAAAACGCTGGACAAGGGTCTTCAAGGGAAGGCAGCTATACCAGAGGATGTTCTTGCGGATGCTCCTGCAGCAGTGAAAGAGCTTGTTGCAGACAGGGAAGTAGCTTTCAACCCCAACGAGGGTCCACAAACTGAGTTCTTAGCAGCACCTGAACGTGATGTTCTATATGGTGGTGCCGCAGGTGGAGGTAAATCCTACGCCCTACTTGCAGATGCAATAAGAGATGCCCACAACCCTAATCATAGAGGGTTGCTTTTAAGAAGAACATTGGGTGAGCTTACTGAGCTTATAGACAAAAGTAGGCAATTATATATGAAAGCTTTCCCAGAAGCTGTTTTTAGAGAAAGTAAATCGACATGGAATTTTCCATCTGGGGCAACGATTTTATTTTCGTATTTAGATAGGGATACAGATGTTACAAGATATCAAGGACAAAGTTTTAACTGGATTGCAATCGATGAAATCACGCATTACCCAACTCCTTACGTTTGGGAATACCTTCGTTCAAGGTTGCGTACAACAGATCAAAATATCATACCGTATATGCGGTGCACTGCTAATCCAGGCGGAGTCGGTGGTTGGTGGGTTAAAAAAATGTATATTGACCCTACCAAACCAAATACTCCTTTTTGGGCTAGGGATGTGGAAACGAGTAGAATCCTTCGTTATGGGTCTAGTAACGCAGAAAAAGCAGGAAGACCCCTCTTCCAGCGAAGATTCATCCCAGCAAGATTAACAGATAATCCATATCTTATGGCTTCAGGGGAATATGAAGCCTTACTACACTCTCTACCAGAAGTAGAACGTAGAAGATTATTAGAAGGAGACTGGGATGTCACTGATGGGGCAGCGTTTGCTGAGTTTGATAGGAGTAGACATGTGGTTGAGCCTTATGAGATACCTCGTTCTTGGGCTCGTATTAGGGCTGCAGACTATGGCTACTCTAGTCCTTCTTGTGTACTTTGGGGTGCAATCGATTTTGACGGCAACCTTTGGATATATAGAGAATTATATGGCAAGGGATTCACAGGGGAGCAGTTAGCTGAAAGAATATTGGAGCTTGAACATGATGATCCCACAATCCAGACTGCTGTTCTGGATGAGTCCTGTTTTAGCAGAACTGGTCATGGTCTTAGTATTGCTGAGTCTATGAACAGATTGAATTTAAGATTTATGGCTTCTAACCGAGATAGGTTAGCAGGAAAGATAGAGATGCATAAACGATTAGGCAATAATGATTTAGATGAACCACGTTTACGTATCTTCAATAATTGTAAGCATTTGATTAGAACGCTACCTACATTACCTCTAAGCAAAACAAATACAGAGGATGTAGACACAAAAGCAGATGATCATGCTTATGATGCATTACGCTATATGTGTATGACACGTTTAGTGAATAGCCCATACTATCATCCTAGATTTAGGAAACCTAAAGAGTTTGATAGATATGTACCCAACGATCCAGTTTTTGGATATTAACTTTATAAGGAGAAAGACATGCCGCTATTTGGAAAATATAAACAGGGTGATCTTGGACAAGAGGATGAGACAAAACTTTCTAGATCAAAACTAGAAGGATGGTCAAAAACTTCTCAAAGTCACGGATCAGAATCTACTGTTAACGAAAAAAGCCTTTCAGGTAAGAATCAAACAGATTCTAACTTTAATGCTTTAGCTGATAAAAAGGACTACTAATTATGGCTGAATTAGGTGAACTCGTAGGCACTGACAAACAAGAAGATATATCTGATGAGGATATGGCTGGTTTATCAGGATTTATACGAGGTAAGTATAAGGAATCAGAAGATGGTCGTCTATCAGACGAACAACGATGGCTTAGAGCTTACAAAAATTATAGAGGAACCTCAGAAGATAGTGAGGATTACAGGAAATCAGAACGATCTAAAGTTACTGTTAAGATAACTAAGGTAAAGGTATTAGCTGCTTTTGGGCAGTTAGTAGATATACTTTTCTCTAATGGTAAAGTTCCTATTTCTGTAGAATCTACTCCTATGCCAGAAGGCGTAGAAGAATTTGTTCACCTAGAGACACCAGCAGATCAGTTAAAAGAACAATCAGACCCTTATGGGTTTGAAGGAGATGGTAGGGAATTACCAGCAGGAGCTACTGAAGCTACTGAACTGGAATTAGGTCCATATGAAGATGATATGTCTCAGGCTAATTTAGCTGCAGGACCATCTAATATGGGAGAACCTCAACTATCTCCATCTAAGGAAGCAGCTAGGAAAATGGAAAAACTTATCCATGATCAATTATTAGATGCTTCAGCAGTTTCCGAACTCAGAAAAGGAATCTTTGAACAGTGCTTACTTGGTACTGGCATAGTTAAAGGTCCTTTCAATCATACTAAAACTATTCATAGATGGTCCTCAGATGATGATGGATCAAGATTTTATGATCCAGAAGATAAGATAGTGCCTAGATTAAATTATGTTTCATGTTGGGATTTATATCCTGATCCTTCAGCTTTAAGCCTTGAGGATTCAGAATATATTATCGAAAGACATAGGATGAACAGGTCACAACTAAGGCAACTTATAAACAGACCTTTCTTTGATAAAGATGCTATAGAGTCTTGCCTATCTATGGGTCCTTCTTATGAAGAAAGGCACTTTGAACATACTCTCTATGCTGATAATGATCCTACTTATAGTGAAGGTAGATTTGAAGTATTAGAATATTGGGGAGTATTAGATGCTAAGATGGCTAGGGAAATACAACTTGATTTGCCTAAGAATACTTCTGATTTAGAACAAGTACATATAAATGCTTGGATATGTGGTAATCAAATAATAAGGGTAGTACTAAATCCATTTGTACCAGAAAGATTACCTTACCAAGTATTCCCTTATGAGAAAAACCCTTACAGATTTTTTGGTGTAGGCGTTCCTGAGAATATGGAAGATGCACAACTGCTAATGAATGGTCATGTACGAATGGCTATAGATAACTTAGCATTAGCTGGTAATTTAATATTTGAGATAGATGAAAACATGATGGTACCAGGTCAGTCTATGGATATCTATCCTGGAAAAATATTTAGGAGACAGTCTGGAGCTCCTGGTACTGGTATTACAGGAATTAAGTTTCCTAGTACAGCAGTAGAGAACCTTCAGATGTATGATAAAGCAAGGCAACTTGCTGACGAAGAAACAGGTATACCTAGTATTACTCATGGTCAAACTGGCGTGACTGGTACTGGTCGTACTGCAGCAGGATTATCTATGTTAATGGGTTCAGCAGGTTTAGGTATTAAAACTGTTATCAAGAATATAGATGATCATCTTCTTAGACCTCTAGGAGAAAACATGTTCATGTGGAATATGCAATTCTCAGAGGATGAAGATGCAACAATGGGTGATTTGGAGATTAAACCTAAAGGCACAACGTCTGTAATGATGAAAGAAGTAAGATCACAAAGATTAACGATGCTACTACAAACAGTATCTAATCCTATGCTTGCTCCTTTTGTAAAATTACCTACGTTGATTAAGGAACTAGCAATAGCTCAGGATATGGAACCTGATGAGTTAGTTAATGATGTTAACGAAGCACAAATATTTGCTGAAATTTTAAGAGGTTTAAATGGACAACCAACTGGCGAAGAGGCTGTTGCCTCTAGTGAACAACAAGCAAACATGGGAGCCCCTAGTGGAGTTCCTGCAGGAGCAAACCCTGCTGACCCAACAGGCGTTGGTGGTGGCACAATCGGAACAGGAACTACGCCAACTGCAGGGGAAGGCGGCTTTACTGGGAATGTTACTCCTATTACAGGACAGGGTGAGGGCGGAAGCTAAAAGGGATGGAAACACCTAAAGAAAGAAAAGAATATATAGGCAACTGGCTTTCTGAAAATACAGATTATTCTGAAAATGCTATAAAAGGTCTAATAGGAAATATGGATGTAGAAACTGGTGGCACTTTTGATTATACTCAAAAACAAGATGATGGTGGCAATGGTTATGGTTTAATTCAATTTGATTTTCAAAAACCTTACTATTTTGATTTTGTTAAAAATAATAAACTAGAAGATAGTGCAGTTTCTCAATTAAAATATATCACAAATCAAGTTGATACAGGCTCTGTTATTGGTCCTGGAAAAGCAAGAAAATTAAGAAATACATTATATGATCCAAACTTAACAACAGAACAATCAGCATTAGCATGGCAAAATTTATTTATTGAGCCTGGAATACCCCATACAGATAGAAGACTAGAAGCTTCTAAATCAGCAGGC